GGAACTGGCACTGGAACTGGAACGGGCGCTGGAACGGGCGCTGGAACGGGCGCTGGAACTGGAACTGGCACTGGCACTGGAACGGGCGCTGGCACTGGCACTGGAACTGGAACTGGCACTGGCACTGGAACGGGCGCTGGCACTGGAACGGGCGCTGGCACTGGCACTGGAACGGGCGCTGGAACTGGCACTGGAACGGGCGCTGGAACTGGCACTGGAACGGGAACGGGAACTGGAGCTGGGACTGGCACTGGAACTGGAACTGGAACCGGCACTGGAACCGGCACTGGAACCGGCACTGGAACCGGCACTGGCACTGGAACGGGAACGGGAACTGGAACGGGCGGCGGTGGCGGCGGTGGCGGTGGCGGTGGCGGTGGCGGTGGCGGTGGCGGTGGCGGTGGCACCACTCCAACAACCCCCACTGGTCCCAAGACCTGCCCGCCGGGTTACAAGCTTTATACGTTCGCCGATGGCACTACCACTTGTATTCCTACCACAAGTGGTACAGGAATGGTCCGTCCAATCGTTGCGCCGTACTACCAGCCATATGGGGGCATACTTTCACAGGGCTACCCCAAGCTGGCTCAGTATTCTCCACCGCCTCCACCGCCTCCAGCTCCGGAGCCCGCCCCGCCTCCTGCTTCTGACACAACTAAGAAGTAGGTCCCTTAACCATCGATCCGAGGTCCAATGAGTCTCGAAACCCTCCCAGAAGCAGCCCTCAAAGAGCTGCTTCTGCTGACCGAAGCGAAAAGAAAGCTGGACCTGCGCGAAAAAGCGCAGGACAGTTTTATGTCCTTTGCCCACCATGTCTACGATAACTTCATCGAGGGCCGACACCATCGGGTCATTGCCGAAAAGCTCGAGCGCGTCGCGCGCGGGGAGCTCAAACGGCTAATCATCAACATGCCGCCTCGTCACTCGAAGTCGGAGTTCGCGTCTTATCTGATGCCTGCGTGGTTCCTTGGCCGGAACCCGAAGCTCAAGATCATTCAGGCCACGCACAACACAGAACTCGCCGTCCGCTTTGGCCGCAAGGTCCGAGACCTGATCGATAACCCCCGATACACCGAGATTTTCCCGAAGACGAACCTCAAGGAAGACTCGAAGTCCGCGGGCCGATGGCAGACAGACCAGCTCGGGGAATACTTTGCTGCGGGTGTTGGCGCGGCTGTGACGGGTCGCGGTGCTGACTTGTTTATCATTGATGACCCGCATTCGGAACAGGACGCCTTGTCCGAGACGGCATTTGACCACGCCTACGAGTGGTACACCTCTGGTCCCCGCCAGCGTCTGCAGCCCGGCGGCGCGATCATCGTTGTCATGACGCGTTGGGGTAAGAAAGACCTGACTGGACGCCTGATTCAGGCGCAGGGTTCGGACATCATGTCTGACCAATGGGAGATTGTGGAGTTCCCGGCCATCATGCCATCGGGCGAATCGCTCTGGCCGGAGTTCTGGGAAAAGAACGCTCTGCTGTCGATCAAGGCCTCGCTTCCTGCGGCCAAGTGGTCGGCTCAGTGGCAGCAGCAGCCGACGACTTCTGACGCGGGGATCATCCGCAAGGATTGGTGGCGGATGTGGGAGAAGGAAGACATTCCCCGGCTGGACTATATCCTTCAGTCCTACGATACAGCCTTCTCGAAAAAGGAAAGCGCCGACTATTCGGCGATCACCACGTGGGGAATCTTCAAGCCGGAGCTGGACGGCCCGGATAATATCATTCTGCTCGATGCCCAAAGGGGCCGATGGAGCTTTCCAGAACTGAAACAGATTGCCTTCGACGAGCACGAATACTGGCAGCCCGACATGGTCCTTGTCGAAGCCAAGGCCACGGGGCAGCCCCTCATCGATGAGTTACGGCTCAAAAACATCCCCGCCCTTGGGTTTTCCCCCGGAGGCCGGGGCGGTGGCCGGGACAAGGTGAGCCGGATGCACATGGTTGCGCCCCTCTTTGAGGCGGGTATGGTGTGGGCTCCAGAGGCCAAAAGTTTTGCGGATGACGTGATCGAAGAAGTGACTTCTTTTCCCAATGGCGATTACGACGACTTTTGTGATAGCATGACGTTGGCTCTAATGCGTTTCCGTCAGGGCGGATTTGTGGCACTTGAAGGCGAAGATGTAGGGGATGATCTTATCCCACGCAAACGGGAGTACTACTGATGGCTATCGCACCTCGTATGGCAGGTTCCTTGACCGATGGCGGCTTCATGCAGGGCGGCATGAACGAGGACCTTCCGCAGATCGAGTTCTCGTTGCCCGGGGCCGAAGACTTTTCTGGCGGTGCCATAGTCACCGAAACCGAGGACGGCGGCGCGTTGGTGCAGGGCGTAGTGGATGCACTTATGGCCATGGAGGCAGACGTCCAAATCCCACACGACGCCAACCTCGCGGAGTACCTCGAGGATTCCTATCTTGGCGAGATCGCATCGGAGCTTACCGGGGCCTACGAAGACGACCTCTTGTCTCGTGAGGACTGGGAGGAAGCCTATACCAAGGGTCTTGACCTCCTCGGCGTCAAGGTAACCGAGCGGACCCAGCCCTTCCAAGGCGCATCGGGGGTGGTGCACCCGCTCATCTCTGAATCCGTCACCCAGTTTCAAGCGCAGGCATACAAAGAACTCCTGCCCGCAGGCGGTCCGGTCAAGACGGGCATCATGGGCTCGAAGGACCCAGAGCGCGAGGCGCAGGCGTCCCGTGTCCGCGACTTCATGAACTACGAGATCACTGAGGTCATGGAAGAGTATGACCCGGATATGGACCAGCTTCTGTTCTATCTGCCCCTCTCGGGCTCCTGTTTCAAAAAGGTCTACTGGGACGTGGGTCTGCAGCGCGCGGTGGCAAAGTTCGTCCCGGCGCAAGACCTTGTCGTTCCGTACATGGCCACGGACCTCTACACGACGCCGCGCGTCACGCATCGCCTGCGGATGGACAAGAACGAAATCCGCAAGATGCAGGTTGCCGGGATGTATCGGGATATCGACCTGATCGCCAGCGACGAACCCGTCGATCAGGTGCGTGAGAAAGTTGACGAGCTGCAGGGGACGTCCAAAACCTACATGGACAAGACCTACACGCTGCTCGAAATGCACGTGAACCTCGACCTCGAGGGCTTTGAAGACCTCTCTCCGGAGGGTGAGCCCACTGGCATCGAACTGCCGTACATCGTCACTTTGGACAAGGCATCGTCCAAGATTCTGTCGATCCGCCGTAACTTCGAAGAAGGGACAGAGCTCGCCAAGAAGCGCCAGTACTTTGTCCACTACAAGTTCATGCCGGGTCTTGGCTTCTATGGCTTCGGCCTGATCCACATGATCGGCGGCCTCGGCCGGGCAGCAACATCGATCCTGCGCCAGCTGATCGACGCCGGAACTCTGGCAAACCTCCCGGGCGGCTTCAAAGCTAAGGGCATTCGTGTTCGCAACAGCGACGAGCCCATTCAGCCGGGCGAGTTCCGCGACATTGACGCCCCCGGCGGAGACCTTCGCAACTCGATTATGCCTCTGCCGTACAAAGAGCCGAGCGCAACACTGGCGCAGCTGCTTGGCAGCCTAATCGATGCGGGTCGTCGCTTTATCTCGCTGGCCGACGAGAAGACCGGAAGCATGAACCAAGAGGCTCCGGTCGGAACCACCGTTGCCCTTCTTGAGCGCGGTATGAAAGTTATGTCGGCGATCCACAAGCGCCTGCACTACGCCCAGAAGACCGAGTTCCGTATCCTTGCCCGCATCTTCGCCGACAACCTGCCGCAGGAGTACCCCTACGAGGTTGCGGGAGCCGAGAGAACGGTTTTTGCGGAAGACTTCGACAACCGAATCGACGTGATCCCGGTCAGCGACCCGAACATCTTCTCGATGGCGCAGCGCGTGACCCTCGCCCAGACTCAGCTTCAACTGGCCCAGTCGGCACCGCAGTTGCATAATCTGCATGCCGCTTTCCGGCGCATGTATCAGGCGCTTGAGGTCCAGAATATCGAAGAACTCCTGCCCACCCCGCCGGAGCCGCAGCCAACGGACCCGGTCACCGAGAACGCACGTGTCTTGATGGGAGAGTTGGCTCAGGCATTCCCTGACCAGATGCACGACATCCACATTCAGCTCCACGTCGCCTTCATGAGGACCCCACTGGTTGCGACGTCTCCGACGGTGATGGGCGTTTTCTACGCCCACATCCTTGAGCACGTTGCGCTCAAGGCCCGGAACGATGTCCAGAGTCAGATGATGCAGCTTATGGAAGCCGCGCAGGCGCAGTCCACGTCGGGGCAGGCTGACACACAAATGGTTCAGCGCATGCTGATGCAGGCGCAGCAGGATATGCAGGACCCGGCGCAGTTCGAACAACTTGTTGCCATCCGCCAGAAGGAGCTGATGGAAGAGTTGCTGCCGATGATTTCGCCGAAGGGCCCCGATCCGATGGCCGACCCGCTGGTGATGATCCGGATGCGCGAGCTTGAGTTGAAGAACAAGGCCGAAGAACGCAAGACAGAGATGGAAAAGGCACAGCTTCTGCTTGATGCGGCCAACCAAAAGCAGCGCGCCACCACGGACTCTGCCCGATTGGAGCTGCAGGAGCAGATTGCGGAAGACCGGAATGAGGTCAATCGAGAGCGCATCGCGGTCCAGCGCCAAGCCTCGGCCGCAAGACAAAGGAGTTTCTGATGCCATTGAAGTCTGGAAAATCGCAGAAGACGGTGTCTTCAAACATCGGCATGCTGGTTGACGAAGGCCGTCCGCAGAAGCAGGCGATTGCCATCGCTTTGTCTAAAGCTGGCAAAAAACGCTATGCCAAGGGTGGAATGGTCAACAGCCGTTTCAGTGACGCGGCTCGTCCGCAAAGGTTTCTCGGCGTTTTCTAAGGTGACATAAGAGCACTTTCATGCGATGAACAAGAAACTTATGCGGAGGTTCTTGCATGGATGTTGTTAGCTTGTCGAAAGCGCTGTATAAGGCTTTAAGGGAGCGCGAAGCCAATCTCGTTGAGATGGTCGCGACGGGCTCTCCCTCAAACTGGGAGCATTACCAGAGTATGGTTGGCGAGATACGGGGCCTCGCTTTTGCCAGAGAAGAACTTCGAGCCCTGCTGGAGAGAACAACAGAAGATGCCTTCGAAGCTTTATCTTCCTGACCACGTTGTGGAACGCATCAACAAGACCAAGGCGGTCAGTGAGCCCTTGTCTGCTCAGTCCGCCTACGTCAAGCCTGAGGACCGCGTCCTCGACCCCGAACTTATCGACAAGCCCTTGGTAGATCGCCTGCCCCAGCCAACAGGCTGGAGGGTTTTGGTCATGCCCTACAAGGGAAAAACCAAGACGGATGGCGGCCTGATTCTTCCGGATCAGGTGCGCGAGCGCGAGGCGCTGGCAACCGTCGTGGCCTACGTCATGCGCCTTGGGCCGCTGGCCTACAAGGACCCGAACAAGTTTGGGGACAACGCAGAACCGTGGTGCCAAGAAGGCCAATGGGTTTGCATCGGCCGCTATGCTGGTTCTCGGTTCAAGATTGACGGGGGAGAAGTTCGCATCATCAATGATGAGGAGGTCATCGCCACGATTCTTGAGCCCGACGACGTACAACACGTGTGAGGAATAACATGAGCGTAGAGAACAACAACGACGACGAGGACAGCGGCAACGAGATCATCGTTGAAACTGAAGTCCCGGCAGGCAGTCAGAACACTCAGTCATCGTCTGACGATGATGACGAGCTTTCATCCTACAGTACCAAGGTCAAAGCTCGGATCAACCGGATCACCGAGAAGTACCGCAAGGAGCAGCGGGACCGCGAGGAAGCGACCCGGGTTGCCCAGAAGCTTCTTGAAGAGAACAACCAACTCAGGGGCCGCGTTCAGGCTCTCGATACGGGCTATCTGGCGGAATATGGTTCGCGGCTCGAGCACCAAGAGTATTTGGTGAAGGGCGCTTACCGCGTGGCCTACGAGTCGGGCGATTCTGACGCCATGCTTGCCGCGCAAGAGGACCTTGCCAAGATTGTCATGGAAAAGCAGCGCTACGCTACGGCGAAGCAGCGCTCAGAGACAGCACCCGCCCGCGCGCAGCAAGCCGAGCGGGAGGCCGCGGTCGTGCAGCAGCAGGCAGCTCCGCAGGTCAGGGCCGACCCCAAAGCACAAAGTTGGGCGGAGAAGAACAAGTGGTTTGGCGAAGACCGCGTTATGACGACTGGGGCAATCGCCATTCACCAAACGCTCGTTGAGGACGAAGGCTTTGACCCGAGCTCAAATGAGTACTATACTGAGATCGACCGCAGACTGCGTATGGAGTTTCCACACAAGTTTGCAGCACGAAAAACGGGTGGAGGAAGTCAGGTCGCCCCTGCTGGCAACTCCGCATCCCGCAGCACGACACAGGAGCGCCGAACAGTGCGGTTGACGCCATCGCAGGTTGCCATCGCTAAGCGGCTGAATGTTCCGTTGGAAGAATATGCCAAATACGTGAAGGACTGAGAACATGGATCGCACTACCCGCACTACCGCTACCCGCGAGGCAGATACTCGCCGCAAGCCTTGGGCTCCCCCAAGTGTTCTTGACGCTCCTACACCCCCTGAAGGATACAAGCACCGCTGGGTGCGGGCGTCTATCCGGGGAGAGGAAGACAAGGGCAACGTATTCAACCGACTGCGTCAGGGCTACGAACCTGTCAAGGCGGAAGATTATCCGGGGTACCAAGCTCCTACCATCGAAGACGGCAAGCATGCCGGAGTCATTGGTAACGGCGGCCTGATCCTGACTCGCGTACCTGTCGAAACAGCCCAAGAAAGAACCGCGTATTACGGGGGCCGGACCCGCGAGCAAATGGACGCTGTTGATCAGGACTTGATGAAAGAGCAACACCCTTCGATGCCGATCAATCAGAGTCGGCAAAGCCGGGTATCTTTTGGCGGACGAAAATCGTCCGACTGATAAGGAGCAACGTCTATGCCTAACTCAAATGGTGCGTTCGGGCTTCGCCCGATCAACCTCGCCGGTGGCGCTCCCAACAGCCAAGGTACCAACGCGTACTTTATCTCGTCGAGCGCTTCTGCGATCTACAACGGTTCCCCGGTTATCGTAACCAACGGCGGCGACATCGCCATCACTGGTTCGGCCTCCGGCGACACCTACAAACACATTGGCGCATTCGCTGGCTGCGATTACGTCTCGTCCGTGACTGGAAAGAAAACTTGGTCGAACTATTGGCCCGGCTCCGGCGCGAACACCAACTTTGACATCATTGGGTATGTCTACGACAACCCAACCCAGCGCTTCACCATTGCGACTGACGCCACGTTCACGAACCGCGCAACCGCCAAGGCCGCGATCTTCGAGAACACCCAGTTTGACTCGGGCACTTCGGGCTCGACCGTTTCTGGCCAGTCGTCGGCGAAGATGGACGTCGCTACGCTTGACGCAGCGAACGAGTCGCTCCCGCTCAAAATTCTCGGCATCTATGATGACCCGACCAGCCAAGACTTCGCGGCGGCCGGCATCCAGATGATCGTGATGTTCAACAACCATGCACTCCTTCAGGCGAATTCTGAAGGTACGGTGGCATAAGGAGACTGACCAATGGCAATTTCGCGCGCACAACTGGCGAAAGAGCTTGAGCCCGGTCTCAATGCTCTGTTCGGCATGGAGTATGCTCGGTATGAAAACCAGCATGCTGAAATCTTCACCACCGAGTCCTCAGATCGTGCATTTGAGGAGGAGGTCATGCTGTCCGGTTTCGGCGCAGCACCGACCAAATCGGAAGGTTCTGGCATCTCGTATGACGATGCACAGGAAGCCTACACCGCTCGGTACAACCACGAAACCATCGCTCTGGCCTTCTCGATCACCGAGGAAGCTATCGAAGACAACCTGTACGACCGCCTCGGCAGCCGTTACACCCGGGCACTTGCCCGCTCGATGGCGCACACCAAGCAGGTGAAAGCCGCTGCGATCCTGAACAACGCCTTCACGGCGGGTGCTTCAGCTGGTGGCGACGGCGTGGCGCTCTGCGCTACCAACCACCCGCTGGTGAATGGTTCCACCTTCGCCAACCGGCCGACGACCGACGCTGACCTGAACGAAACCTCGCTCGAGGACGCTCTGATCAACATCGCGAGCTTCGTTGACGAACGTGGCCTGAAGACCGCTTTGCGTGGCCTGAAGTTGGTGATTCCTCGCCAGCTGCAGTTCGTCGCTGAGCGCCTGATGGTTTCCAACCTCCGCGTCGGCACCGCGGACAACGATGTGAACGCCATCCGTTCGATGGGAATGTTGCCGGAAGGCTACACCGTCAACGACTTCTTGACCGACCCGGATGCGTTCTTCATCAAGACCGACGCTCCGCGTGGCTTTGTCCACTTCGAGCGTACCGCGCTCTCGACGGGCATGGAGGCCGACTTTGATACGGGCAACATGCGCTACAAGTCGCGTGAGCGTTACTCGTTTGGTTTCTCGGACCCGCGCTGCGTGTACGGTACCATCGGAGCCTAAGCGCTCAGAAGCATCTGATAGGGCGGGGGAAACCCCGCCCTTTTCTTTTGTGGGCGTCCCGTGTACACTCCACGCAGGGTATCATCGGCCGCGCAGACAGGACACCCTACCTGACAATGCACAGACGGCGCGGCTAGACCTTGTGCAAGGAGCTCATCATGGGCAAGACAACTTTTTCGGGCCCGATTCGGGCAGGCACTATCGCCAACACCACGGGCACTGATCTTGGCACCAACGTCAAGAACGTCGGCTCCGTTGTGATGGCTCAAATTTTTGCGGTAACTCAAGCGGGTTCGGCTACCGCCTTAGCTACGGAAATCGTTCTTCCGGCAAACAGCCACATCATGAACATCCAGCTTCTATCAACAACTGCTTGGTCTGGCGCTGCGACCACCATCAGCGTTGGTACAAGTGCAACGGCTACGGAGCTTGTGTCTGCTGGCGTTACCAGCGGCGCAATCGGCCTTGCCGCCCTGACCCCCGGTACCGACGCAACCCGCACGGCCAACTGGGATGACACTGGCGCGACCGATAAGCGTGTCTTTATCCTGTCGGCAAACACTGGCGCTGGCGTCGGTACGCTCACAGTTCGCTACATCCAAGCCCATGATCTGCCGTAATAGGAGGCCCACATGGCCGGTTCTGACGTAAAATCAAAGCGGGTCACAGGAACGGGGGCGCTCGTAGTTGGTCGCTCCCGTCTCCGGATGATCATGGTCACGACCACTGCAGCGGGGGCAGGTCGTCTGACCCTCACGGATGGAGACGGCGGGGCAACCACCCTCGATGTTGATCTCGTGGCAAGCACCACACACAACGTCTACATCCCGGAAGAGGGCGTCGTTTTCCAATCTGACATCTTTGTGTCAACGGCAACGAACCTGACTTCTGCCACGTTCTTCTGGTCGTAGGGCTGTACCGATGGCTCGCCGCCCCACATCCTCTCGTGGATCAGCACTCGTCGCGGCCTACCGCGACGGGCCAACCTGCCCCACGGCTACCGGAGACGTTCAGGAGAACCTCAAAAATCGCAACCATGCGATCAAGGAATACGGCTACGGTCCGATGAACCCAGAGCTTTCGAACGACAAGTTCTGGAAGAAGCTTGCCACGCTATGGGACGTGTCCCCGGAGGAGGCGCAAGCTTCCCGGTGCGGAAACTGCGCGGCGTTCATTCAGACCCCTAAGATGATGGAATGCATCACTTCGGGGATCACGGGCGACGAGGACTTTGAAAAGCCGGATGCTGAAGCGATGGTTGACGCAGCCAACCTTGGGTACTGTCAGCTGTTCCACTTCAAGTGCGCCGGTAGCCGGACTTGTGACGCATGGCTTATCGGTGGCCCAATCACCAAGGAAAGGCGCTGACTGTGGCCAAGACCCCAGCATGGACCCGCAAAGAGGGTAAGGACCCAAAAGGTGGCCTCAACGCCAAGGGCCGAGCTTCGGCAAAAGCGCAGGGGATGAACCTGAAGCCTCCTGCACCAAATCCAAAGACCGACAAGGACAAGGCCCGTCGCAAGTCGTTTTGTGCCCGCATGACCGGGATGCCCGGGCCGATGAAAGACGAGAAGGGAAGGCCAACACGCAAGGCGCTCTCCCTTAAAGCGTGGAACTGCTGACATGAACCGCGCCAGTATGGCAAAGCAAGTGGAGACGTCCGTGTCCAAGAAAGATGCCTGTTATTCAAAAGTGAAGGCCCGGTACAAGGTCTTCCCGTCGGCCTATGCCAGCGGCGCGATTGCCAAGTGCCGCAAGGTTGGGGCCGACAACTGGGGTAGCGGCTCCAGCAAGTCCTCTAGCAGGGGCCCTGCCAAAAAATCGAGGACGTTCTGATGGTTGTCCGGAAGACCGAGAAGGGCGCATCCCTGCGCCGTTGGTTTAAGGAGGATTGGAAGGATGTCCGGACTGGAAGGGCTTGCGGCCGCCAAGAGGGCGAGGGTCGCGGAACGCCTTACTGCCGCCCAACTAAACGGGTGAGTGAGAAGACCCCGAAGACCGCATCGGAGATGACGCCGTCCGAGAAGCGTGATAGGGTTGCACAGAAGAAGAGCTTGGGGCAACCTGCGGGAGCACCCAAGCGTGTCAAACCTCTGAGGAGAAAATCATGAATTGTGGTTCAAAGGGCATGAAAAAGGGCGGAATGGTTTCGGCGGATATGATCAGCCCACGCAAGGCTATGGCGATGGGCATGAAGCCCGCAGCCAAGAAGCCCGCGAAAAAGGGCAAGAAGTAAGCCATGACAACATCAGGGACCCGGACGTTCAATCTGGACGTCGGAGAGCTTATCGAAGAGGCGTATGAGCGGTGCGGGCTTGAAGTTCGCACGGGCTACGACGCGCGCACGGCCCGGCGGTCCCTGAACCTCATGTTTGCTGAGTGGGCTAACCGCGGCCTGAACCTATGGACCGTAACCCAAGCCACGATTACCGTCACCGTTGGCGTCGCGGACTACACCGTCAGCGCCGACCACGCGGATATCCTTGAGATGGTTCTCCGCCGGGACGGCACAGACTACGAAGTTGAACGGTTAAGCCGCGGCGACTACTTCCTCCTGCCCAACAAGACCACGCAGGGGCGGCCATCGCAGTTCTACTACAACCGTCAGATTGCGCCAAAGATCAGTGTCTGGCAGGTTCCGGAGAACTCGACAGACCAGCTGATCTACTACTATGTCCGCCGCATCGAGGATGCAGGAACACTGCAAAACACCACGGATATGCCGTGGCGGTTCTACCCTTGCATGGTCGCGGGATTGGCCTACTATCTTGGCATGAAGCGGGCTCCGGATCGGATGGGCATGCTCAAGGCGATCTATGACGAAGAGTTTACGCGCGCGGCCGAGGAAGACGAGGATCGAGTTCCGTTGAAACTGCAGCCAGATGTGGCCTACCTGAGGTTCTAATGACATACGCCAGCGGCAAAAAGGCTTGGGGTATTTCTGATCGCTCCGGCGTCCGTTTCCGCCTGCGCGACATGCGCAAAGAGTGGACAGGGCTGCTCGTTGGCCCGGATGAATACGACCCAAAGCATCCGCAGCTCTTCCCGCCAAAGGCCTATCCGGACCCGCAGGCGCTTCGGAATCCGCGCCCCGACCCTGAGGCAGGACATGTCTATGTCTCGGTCGGAAATACAGTCTTTCCGCCAGTTGCGATCATCTATCCGATTGTCGCATCTGTCGGCTTCGTTACGGTGGAGATCACATGAGCTTTACTTACGCCCAACTGAAGCAGGCTCTGCAAGACTATCTTGAGACCTCGGAGACCACCTTCGTCAACAACCTGCCGCTCTTCATCCGCCTGTCGGAGGAACGCATCCTCAAGAACGTCCAACTGAGTCTGTTCCGTAAGAACGTCACGGCCACGGCGACGTCCGGGAACCAGTATCTGGCTTGCCCCTCCGACTTCCTTGCCCCCTTCTCGCTGTCGTACACCGACGCTGGGAACGACAAAATCTTCGCTGAGTTCAAGGACGTCACCTTTGTCCAAGAGTACGCGCCCGACGCGGCCGTAACAGGGGCTCCCAAGTACTACGCCCAGTTTGACAACGCGAACTTCATCTTGGGCCCGGCCCCGAGTTCGGCCCTGCCGATGGAGCTGCACTACTTCTATCGCCCCGAAAGCCTGACGTCCCAGCCCGAAAGTGGAACCACGTGGCTCAGCATCAACGCCGAACTGACCTTGTTTTATGGCGCGATGGTCGAGGCCTATCTGTTTCTGAAGGGCGATCCGGACTTAATGGCGGGCTATGACAAGCGCTTCCAAGAGTCGCTCCTCGGCCTCAAGATGCTGGGCGAAGCTAAGCAGGTCACCGATGAATACCGCAAAGGCATGGTTGTGAGGTCCAAGGAATAATGTTCGACATAAAGCTCTCCCTGCCAGAAACCCCCATCGTCAGTGTTATGACCACGAGTAACCGTGGGCACACACCCGAGGAGCTTGCGGAGCTCTGCGCGAACAAGCTCATCAGTGTCTCTGAGGACGCGCATCCGGCCATTCGCGAGCAGGCCAAGGCCTATCGAGCTGCCATCGTTCATGTGGTCACGCGCTACATGAAAGAGGCGGTTACCAACGACCGCGTTACTGTGTATAATGCGCTGGTAGACGCAGGTCACCCACAACTGGCTGACGCCATTCGAAAGCTATAGGAGGCTCCTTTGCCCATTACACAAGCAATGTGCACTTCATTCAAGGTGGAGCTCCTGCAGGGAATCCATAACTTCACGGCCTCGACAGGGGACGTCTTCAAGTTGGCGCTTTATACAAGTACGGCTACACTGGGCGCAAGCACCACGGTCTATTCGGCTACGAACGAGGTTGCCAACTCAGGCACCTACTCGGCTGGCGGCGGCACTCTGACGAACATCACTCCGACCGCATCGAGCACCACGGCACTGACCGACTTCGACGATCTGTCGTTCACCTCCGCGACTATCACGGCCCGCGGTGCGCTGATCTACAACACGACGGACTCGAACAAGGCTGTCTGTGTTCTGGACTTTGGCGGCGACAAGATTTCAACGGCAGGGACGTTCACCATCCAATTCCCGGCCGCCACCTCGACTGACGCGATCATCCGCATCAGCTAACCATAGGGGTCCACCATGGCTAACACGACCCTAACAGGCTGGGGCCGTGGAGCGTGGTCCTCGGGCGCTTGGGGAGAGGCACTCCCGGTTATTGTTACGGGCGTCTCTGCCACTGGTTCCGTTGGCACTGTTGTCGTTACGGGTTCAGCTCGTGTACTCCCGACGGGCGTCTCTGCCACTGGCGCGGTAGGCACTGTTGTCGTTACA